GCGATAACATTAATGAGGTTGCAGCAGGAAATTGGGTTATACTTCCAAGAGGTAAGACCGTTGCATCTGTATCTTTAATTATTACAAATACTGCTACCGCTAAAATCCAATATACTACAGATACTGTGGCAAGAGTCGAGGCCGGATCTGCTGTAGCTATTGACTGGCCGGATGGCGGCGTTACAGCAAGTACTGGCGCATCATTTAATCCGGTAACCGCAGTCCGTCTCAATGTTACTGCCTACACCTCGGGCGATGTTTATATGACCGCAATCGCATAATGACAATTTATTTCCCAGGAGTTAAGCCGATATTTGGCCCTATTGCGGGCCCCGTTTTTAAGACAGCCGCCGAGGAAGGATTAACCCCGGGATATGTTCTCGATATTTTTTCCGACGTCCCAGCTTGCTATACTTTACAAGAGACGAATCGTTTAGAGTATATCAGGGGGCAGACTACATCGCACGAGTGGTATCAGGATACTAATTCACAGCGGCCCTATTTTGACTCTGATCATCAAAGCGATAATGGGAAAAATATTTTCTGGTGGAATGGAGACAAATGGTGTTTTATGACGGCTTATTCCAATGAGAAGTTTATTTCCGGTACAAATGGGCAGACTATAATGGCTGTCTGTAAAGGACTTTCAAGCTCGGCCTATGGGGGGGATGTCATTTTTGCCCACGCGCAGGAGAACGATGATAAAAGATTATGGGAATTAAAGACGCCTAACTACACGGTTCAATCTGATGGCGGGAGCTGGACATCTAGTCAGGTCGCAGATTATACCAGGACGTCAGATCAAGTCTGTATTTGGGCAGTCTGGAATCCGGGGGTAGAAACGTCCGTTTATTTCAACAACAACTCCTCTCCCGAGGGTCAAGCTAGCTCACCGGCATCTACATTGGGCACGCCAGCCGGAGCATTTCAAAACCGATTATGCGCTCGAGCGAATGGGGACAAAGACCTTGATAACGGTGGGATAATGGCATTAGTCGCCTGGAAATTCCCCCTAACCTATGATCAACGGGCGGCGAATTTTGATAATATAATTTACCCGAGGTATTGGTTATGAGCTGTTATACTACTTCAGCACAGGGCGAAGATATAATCGAATTCGAGAATGAAGCGGATTGTGACGCGGCCCTTGCGATTCAGAATGCCGATTGCGGAGAATGTGATAAATGCTCTCAATGGGCGGCTAAGCTGCAAAGGGAAACCGGAAAATGGTATTTTTTCAAAAATCCCTCAAAGATGGTCGGTATATCTGGGGTGCTTACATATACTGAGAAAAAAATATCTGCTCTTCCAGAGAGACAGGTACAAGAGGTCCAGCAATTAAAATGAATTTAATTTTATGGTATACGAGTCAACCAATTTTTTTTCAAATCGGCTTCCCCATAATGTGGATTATAATAATAGGGGCCGGTATTTATTATAGAATTAGGAGGGTGAAATAAAAAACATTAAGGAGTGATTTATGAAAAGCGGCAACCATTTTATTATCAATTTATCTCTCGATCAGATCAAGCCCTATCAAAACAACGTCAAAATACACACGGCAGAGCAAATCGAAAAAATTGCAAAGTCAATAAAGGACAACGGATATACTTCCTATATATCGGTAGATAAAAAAAATACCATCGTTTGCGGCCACGCCAGATACGAGGCCTTAAAAAAGCTATATCCCGAGAATACTAAAATCCCTGTCATCTCTTTATCGGCCCTTCCTCCTAAGGCGATAAAAAAACTCCGTATCCTGGACAACACTTTAAACTCGACAAAATACGACGACGAATTATTGAATATCGAAATATCCTCTCTGTTCAAAAATCTGGATGAAAACATAAAAGATATTTCGGACGAATTTAATATTGATATTTCCAAAATTATTAAATTCCCCCAGGAGGAGATAGAGAAAAAGGCTACCAGCCGCAAGGCATCGACGGAGGTCCAAAAAATTGTCCTTGAGTATAATGCCCGGGATTATAAAAAAGTCTCTAAAATGGCAGACGACGCTATGAATCGCCTGGAGATCGAAAGTGTCTCTGACCTTTTTCTATGTCTTCTTAAAAACGAATGGCCCGGAAAAAAATAAAAAAACGCCCAGGTCGTCCAGTAAAGAAAACGACCAGCAGGGATGAGCGAAAGAATAAGCTCCTCAAAAGTATCGCCCAGGACCCATCGCTTCCGCTTGCAGAGCACGGTAGGCGGGCCGGATATGCTGAAGCCTATGTCAATAGTGGAGAATTCTACAAGGCCCACGGAAGCACACGGAGAAAAGAGCTTCGCAAATATTTACTCGCTAGAAAAATAGACGAAAACTTTATCGCGGGACTAATACAAAATGGCCTTAATTCGATCAGAAAAATTCGGTCCCATTCGATTGAGACTGTAGCGATACAGGAGAATAAGCCGGTAAAAATAAAAAAAATTCAATATGAAGATATACCGGATAACTCGGCCCGCGCCGCATACGCCGATCTATATATCAAGACTATGGGGATGGATACAAACGAGGACGAATACGAGGGAGACATTCCCAGCGAACTGGATAATTTGACCGGTGATCAGTTATTGCGGATTAAAAAAATAATGATGGAAAAAAACAAAAAATGAAAATTACTTTTATCAGTCTTTTAATTTTCTGCGTACTTATTCTGGCGGCTATATTAACTTTTTTTGCTTTCATAGTATATAAGAAAATGGAGGACAATGATGGTTCCTGATTCAATCGCCCACGTTCAGACAAAAGGAACCTTCGAAGCAGAGGGCACGCCGGTCGGGTCCTTTAAAATAGATGGATGGATTGCTTTTTATATTGCCACTCTTTTTTTTATTATTGGCCTTGTTAAACTTATTTTTATTCATCAGGAGAAGTTGCGAAAAGGCTTAGGACAGATAACGAGGAGAAAAAAGAAATGATGAATTTACTTGTTAAGTTTTTTACCGCAATTTTTGAAGCGGCTATCCATGTTTTCCTGTCAATGGACCCGGATAAAATATATAATTTAAGAAAAAATTATACTCATTGGTATATTGCGGGGAAACAGGAAAGAAAAATCAGACGTGAATTTCGCAGGAACGAAAGAATAGCCAGGAGGCAACAGAGAAAAATTAAAAGACAGGAAAGACGATTAACCAGAAGAAATCGGTGGGAAAAGATATTGGAAAAGATACGGGGAAATAAATGAGCAATTCCGAAAGACTGTACGAAAAGATAGAAAAAATTATTATCAAAACTACTTCGGAGGAAGAGCTGGAAAGCATGGTTGAAAGAATAAAAAAAAGCGACCCAGATATTTTATTATCCTTATAGGAGACAATAATAAAATATAAAACTATTAAAATTTTAGGAGCGGCAAATGACAACTAAAAAAATTAACGGTATTAAAAAAGAGGAAAAGGAAAAAAAATTAAAATTCCAATCCGAAGTTAATCAGATGATCCGGCGACAAAAAATTAGAATCAATGAAAACGAGGAGGACATTCGGAAAATGCAAACGGAGTTAAATTATTTGATCGAGGAAAACAATCTCCGCCGTTCCTATACAAAGGGCTTCATAACTGACATCCGGTCCGGGGCAAAGGGCGAATTATTCAAGGATATAAAAATTACAGAGTTTGAATAATAATGGATGACCCTTCCGTATTCGATAAAAGATATTGATAAAAGACTAGCGGAAAAATATTATTATCAATTTTTCCAACAGGCCTGGGGGGAGGTGCTTGAGCCCGAAACTCCTCTCGAATTAAACTGGCACATTGAATATCTATGCAATCACCTTCAGGAAAAAGTTACTAGGGTTGGGCGCAAGCTCCCAAAGACAAAAGACACTATTGCGAATATTCCTCCGCGGACATTAAAGTCGAGAATTTTTACAATCACTTTGAACGCCTGGGCATGGGTACATTGGCCATGTATGAAATTTATATCCGCTTCATATAATGCGGACCTTGCCGGAGACCATAGTGCCGAGACAAAATTTTTAGTTGAATCTGATTGGTTTAAATCAAACTGGGGAAGGATTGAAATATCTCAAGATACGAAAGCAAAGTCAAAATTCAAAAACACTAAAAGCGGATTCAGGTATGCCGTCGGCGTAGGTGGTGGAGTAACCGGCTTGGGGGGGGATGTAATTATCTTCGACGATCCCACCGATCCCGAGCAGGCATTTTCGGATGCTTTCAGGGAAAGAGCTAACCGATGGCTAGACAATACTTTTTATAATCGCCTTAATGATGCTCGTTATGGTATACGCCTGGGAGTAATGCAACGTCTTCACGAGAACGACATGACAGGATATATTTTATCAAAATATCGAGACGAATGGGATCATATCTGCATACCTGGAGAATACATCGAGGGATCATACGAAGTCTATCCACAAGAGTTAAAATCTAATTATGAGGATGGATTATTTTTCCCGAAAAGAATTTCCAGAAAAATATTAGACGGCCACAAAAAGAGAGGGAGTCTATATTATGCAAATCAAATCGGACAGGCCCCGGCCCCGGCCGAAGGTTTAATTTATAAAAGAGAATGGTTTCAGCGGCGATACACAATTCCTCCGGAAGGCTTTGATGAAGTAATTCAGTCCTGGGACTTTGCATTTAAAGATATGAAAGAGAGTTCTTTTGTAGTTGGAGAGATATGGGGCCGGAAGGGGTCGCTATGTTTTTTATTATATCAGATTCGGGAAAAGTTAGATTTTCTGGGAAGCGTTGCGGCATTTAGAAGATTAACTCAAATGTATCCGCGGGCATTGAAAAAATTGGTTGAAGATAAAGCAAACGGCCCGGCAATTATAAATTATTTAAAGCGGGAAATTATGGGGATAATTCCGGTCCCCAAAAAAGACAGCAAGGAGGCCATGGCCCACTCAGTAACTCCAATGTTTGAAGCAGGTAATGTGATACTTCCAAAAGAAGCATGGGTCGATGAAGTATTCGTGCCGGAATTTCTTAAATTTCCCAGATCAAAATATGATGACCAGCATGACTGTACCGCCCAGGCTCTAAATTATTTTCAAAGTAAATCGCGGGATACAATTCATATTCTATCTAAAATGTGAGGTTAATGATAAAATATAACTATGGATACAAAAGTTAAAAAAATAGCAAGATCGGTTCGGGACGGATGGAGCAATATTTTAACTGCACTCGGTATAAAGGGAAAAGATAAAAGAATAAGTGGGCAGATTGCCCATATTATTTTATCAGAATCTGAAGTTGAGGAGCTGTATTCCGGGGATGATATTGCCGAAAAAGTTGTTAATCGAATCCCGCTTGACGGCACGAAAGAGTGGATTGAACTAACCGGATATGAAATAGAAATAAAAGAAAAGCTCAATAAAGAACTAAAAAGATTAAGTGTCAAAAAGAATTTCACAGATGCCTGGGCCTGGGGTAGATTGTATGGTGGGGCCGGATTATTAATTATATGTGCAGACGGAAAAGAATACGACCAGCCGCTTGAAGCCAGCTCTTTACGTTATATCAATAATCTTATTTTATTGAGCAGATATGAACTACAGCCCGATACTTCAAAAATTATTTCAGACTTAAAAAGCCCTAATTTTGGGATGCCGGAATTTTACACAATCCAGCCCCGCAATATGGCCGGGCAAGAAGCTCAAGGAAAAAAAATACATTATTCAAGAATTATAAGATTTGACGGATCACCATTACCCAGGCAAAAATTTATCGCAAATTGTTACTGGCATGACAGCGTGCTATCAAGGCTCAGTCAGATAATTTCAGATTATGCACAGAGCAATGATTCGGTAGGGGGCGTCCTTTTAGATTTTCGGCAAGGTGTGATGAAAATGAAAGGACTTGCAGATAAAGTAGCCGCCGGATTTGAAAAAGAAATTACTGACCGGCTGGAAATCTTAAATACGACGCGGTCAATTTTAAATACCGCCGTTATTGATGCAGACAGCGAAGATTATATCCAACAGGCGTCGCCGCTAACCGGGGTGAAGGACTTACTGATACAGATAAATAATCGCCTTGTAGCGGCAACCGATATGCCCCATACAATAATCCTCGGGGAAAGTCCGTCTGGGCTGGGGGCGACCGGTCAATCAGAAAAAGATGATTATTATGCAAAGGTGGGGCAACTGCAAGAAAATAAAATCCGGCCTTGTCTGGAGTATTTGATAGAATTAATAAAAGCTCAAAAAGTTATAAACTTTTCAACAAAAGAAAATAAGGGCGGATTCAATTTCCTTCCCCTTAAAAAACAAGCCGAAAAAGAAAAAGCGGAGACACGGAAAATAACTGCGGAGACAGATCAGATTTACTGGAACATGGGGTCTGTTAGCGAAAAAGAAATTAGGGAAAATAGATTCGGCGGCGAAAAGTATTCAGCCGAAACCGAGATAGACGATACCGATACCATCCCAGACGACGAGCTCGATTTACCAGAGGACGAATGAGCCAGATTACCGATTTAATCATCGAGCGGGTCCAGGCAAAAAATAGCCGCAAGGGAAAGTTAGTTAGAAAACCAACCAGGCCAGCTTCAACCCGTCGGCTCGAAAATCAATATAAAAACGAACTATACAAGCGGGTAAAATTACTCAGAAACTTAACGGTTAAACAATTATCGCCATTATTAAAAGAGGTCAAGCATGAAGTTAAAATTATCCGTAAGGACCAGGACGCAGATGAGATCGCTTCTCGGCTTGAAGTTATAAAAAGCGAATATAGCCAGCAATTCCCAGATAACTCGACAGAATTTTTGGCCGCCCAGACAGCCGCCGCAACTTCTACATTTAACCTTGCCCAGGAAAAAAAAGTATTTACATCCATGCTCGGGGCAACGCCAGTATTTCCAGACAATGCTACGCCTCAGCAGTTACGATTTTTTATAAAAAATAATGTCAGCCTTATAAAATCAATTCCTACGGAATATTTCGACAAGGTAGAGACGGCAATATACAGGAACTTTTCTCAAGGGGGTAGGGCCGCGAAAACGATCAATGAGATCATTCCCCTAATTAATCAGGACATCAGAAAAGAATTAAAGAAAGCAAAAAACAGAGCGAAATTAATTTCCCTAGACCAGATACAAAAACTTAACGGCCAACTATCACAATTAAGACAGACTGAAATCGGATTGAGTGAATATCGCTGGAGGACTATGCAGGACGAGAGAGTACGTCCCGAGCACGAGGCCAGGGAGGGAGATGTTTTCAAATGGAATAATCCTCCGTCGGGCGGACATCCGGGTGAAGCGATTAATTGCAGATGCTATGCCGAGCCGGTTATAAAAACAAGCGGATTAAAAATAGCCGCATAGGAGTTAACGATGCCCTATCCTTCAGAACATTCTGTTAGAGTATTAGGCCCAAATAGATTCGAGCCGGAATCATTTCGGAGAAAAAATCTCAAATCTGGGATTGATATTATTGTGGGGAAGTTGAAAGGCGAAACCACAATGACAACCCAGGCATATCGTTTTAATGTAAAACAGTTTACAGCGGCCCAGGCCCGAAAGTGGCTAACCGACAATAAAATAAAGTTTATCGAATTCGAACCGGCCTCCGGAGAAAAAACAGATTCAGGAGTAAGGCGGTATGACCAAATAGGCAGGATCGGAAAAATAGAATTTACTCCCCAGGGGTTTTTAAAAACATCTGGTTTTTTTACACGGACTGGAATTTTTGTTTATAGGAATGCCGATGGGACTGAGAGGCGGGAGCTTCGATTACCCGAAGAGGTATTCAAAAAAGATACAATCGAATCTCTCAAATCAATGCCGTTAACAAACGACCATCCACCCGAATTTGTTAATCCCGATAATTTCAATGCCTATTCCGTGGGCTATACCGGCGAAAGAATTGACAGAAAAAAACAGGGCGACGAGGAATATACCGACGGCGATATAATCATTTCTCAAAAGCAAGCAATGGACGATGCCCAAAAGGGGAAAGATCAACTATCGGTCGGCTATCAAGTTGACCTGGAGTTTGGCCCCGGAACCTACAAAGGCCAGCCCTACGACGCTATTCAAAGAAATATTAAAGGCAACCATCTGGCTATTTGCGACAGCGCAAGAGGGGGGCCTTCTTTGCGCTTGCGTTTTGATCAAAATGATGCTATAATGGTTCAGAATTCAGGAACTAATCCATTACCAACGGAGCAAAAAATGAAAATTACACTTGACGGCCAAGAATATGAAGTTGCGGACAGCGTAGGAAACGCTATCAATGCCGAGCTAAAAAAACATACAGACGCCACCGAAAAGCTCAATGCAAAAATTGATGATCTTAAAAAGAAGGGCGAAAAGTATGACGAGCTGGAAACTGAAAAGAAAAAGCTCGATACCGAAATCGCAGACTTGAAAAAAAAGCTCGACTCTGCTGAACCCGACGAGAAGGTCCAGGCAAAGCTCGACGATAAAGACGCCGAAATAAAAAAACTCAAAGCCCGCAATGACGAGCTGGAAAAAAAGGAAACCCAACGCAAGCTCGACAGCATAATCGAGCGGGCCAAAAAGTTACTCCCCGAAGATCATTCCTTTGAAAAGAAGGATGCCATTACAGTTATGAGGGAAGCCGTGGCCCAGAATTGCGACAGCGACGTCAGCGAAAAAAATGATGTTTATATCGAGGCCCGGTTTGATCTGCTTTGTGAAAACACGGATGCAGATACCGAGCTTGGCGGTACCATTATAAAAAATCGGAAAGACGGCTCTATTGATGAAGCCGAAAAGAAAAGGAAGGATGCCGAAACCGAAAAAGCCGATAACTGGAAGAAACCCATCGACGGGTAATTTATAAAAAATAAAAAAAGGAAATTACTATGTCACAAACTTCATATTCTCAAAACCAGCCAGTAGCAGTAGCCGGCCTCCAGCAAGACTGCGGATTTAACGATGTAATTAGCCGCGTTGCCGAAGAGGCTATCGAGCCAGGCCGTCTTTGCATACAGGGATCATCCGATGTCAACGAAGGCTGTTTAAAGCCGAGTGCCGCCGCCGACATAACGACTGTCTCAAAAGTCAGAGGTGTTTCTGTTCGTGATCTTGCTTTTGAAAGCAATGCTTCAGACGAACTTATCTATGCCGCTAAGGATTTAGTTGGCTGCTTGAGGAATGGCCGGATTTATGTAGAGATGGAGGATGCTTTTACTCCTCAGTCAGATGTTTATGTCCGCTATTC